CCTCCCGGGTAAGCGCCAGCTCCGCCCGCGATTTCTCCAACTTGCTTCCGTCTCCCTCCGCAATGGCGGCGGAGCGGGCTTTGATGTCGTTTTGGCGCTCCTCGAACTCCGCCGCAAGGGCGTAGAAGTTTTCCGCAAAGGACACATCTGTGGGATAGAACTCAATGACTCGACTCTCGTCGTTGTCGATACACAGACGCACCGCCTTCCCGGCGATGTTCAGGCTGTCCATATGTTATCCCTCCAACGCAGACGATCCAGGGGTAAAGGTGAGCTTGCCGGCCGTGATGGCCGCAGCGCCATAGGTGCGCTCCCCAATCCAGTGGATGTTGTATGGAAGCTGTAGCCCCTTGGTGCTGCCGCCGTAGGACTGGACGGCTACAATAGCCTTTTGTGTCCATGCGTCGTATTTCCCCTCGCTTTCGGCGAAGATGTTTACGCAGCAGAAGGTCTTTTCCACGTCGGTGAGGGTTTTCTTGTCCCGTACCACGCTGTAAAGCCAGGCAAAGAGCTTGCTTTCCCGCTTGGCGTAGTAGGGTTCCACGCTGGTCTGCTCCTCGTACTTGTCCAATGTGGTGGCGGTAACGCCGGTCACATCAGTTACCGTTTCCACGTTGGGATTCAGCTCCAGCGACAGCTCTTCAATGC